TACAAGGTTTGATTTCTACTCAACATACTATGATGGTACAAAATTTTGTGCCTATAACTACTGCTGGTTTTTATGTTGATCGACCAATTAGTGGTGCTGTCTTAGGTTTTGCACGAATCGGAATTATTAATTATATTTTACCGCGATATTCAGCTATTATTAAAACCACAGAACCTTTGATTTTTAGAGCTCCAGTGTGGAAACCATTAGAGAGAGTGACAGAGTATATCTTCGATTTAAGTTTATCAAATGATCATGTTGTCGTATTATCAACGCTTCGACCAGATGAACTTAATCTTTTTCTTGTCGCGTGATCAAGATCACGCTACATTAAAAAACTCTATTGCGTACAACCTTTCTGCGTTTCAAACGTCTATGAAACAACTATCAGATGCTAAATCGGACACTATTGCAGATCGAACATTTAGATATGATATGTTGCGGGTATTAGCTAGTTTGAAAAGTGAGGAGGGGAATGAGTACGATATTCAATTAAGTAATAATTGTGCTAAAAATATTTTAGAAATTTCAGAGATAGATGAAACGATTAAAAATCATAAAAATACATATCTATCAGCTTGGTCTTATTTAAAAACTATCTTACATGGTCGAGATTTAATTACTATGCATAATATATTAAAAGCAAGTGGTATCAATCCACAAGCTACCATGGGAGAGATTATTACTAGAGGTAAAAAATTAACTTTGTTGGCTAAAAAATATCAAAATCAAATTACACCGTTATGGAGATTTTTAGTTGATTGGCAATTAATATGCGCTTTTCAAATAACAAAACCAGAACCTAATGTCATCGAAATTAAAGAATGGCTCTTGCAGCCTCATTTTGATTCAGAAGCTTTTTTGAATTGGTTCTCTGAGGGAGTTGACGATTTCCTGAGTTTTGCATCATTAGAAGGTCATGTCTTGAGACAGCCTACTTTAGATCAATTTTTATCTAATCCATCTTTTTGGGCAACAGGAGGAACAAGCACTACAACAGATTCAATTACAGTAGATGGTCTTAAAAGCAGAAAAAACAAGTGGTCGTTGGCTTATACCCAGAATACTGAGCAGTTGAGAGCCACCACTTTAGACACTAATTTTGATGTAATCAGACCTTTCACCAAGCCGGATGAACCTTTGAAACTAAGATTTATTGCAACGGGTGGTGATTCTACTTACTTAAAGATGTCTTATTTGTCTTCTATTGTCGAACCGGCACTATCTCACCATCCTAGAACAACATTATTTATGGATAATTTTGATTACTTTAAGGCTTTCGAATCTTTGCGAAGTGGTAAGATGGAAGGTAAAATTAATTTTGATGTAGATCAATCTGCTTTTGATCATCATGTATCGAAACAACAAGTTGTACTAGCGGTTCAAAAATTGTGTCAATGTGCTCGACAAATCGCAAATTGCGTCGTACGAGTTGATGTTAACAATGTCTGTGATGCTTTGCTTACACAAATTGAGAATCAACATGTGGTTTATCAAGATATGAATATAGGGAAGTGGCAAAATGGCGTTCCTTCAGGTTGGCGTTGGACTGCGCTTTTAAACACCATAGTAAATTGGGGACAAAATTTTGCGGTGCATAAGCTTGCGAATGTACCTGTCAGTCGTGTTCACTTTGTTCAAGGCGATGATTCTACAGAATTATTAAATAACGCTGAACAAGGTGAAGCTTTGCTTGTGGCATGGAAAATATTCGGATTCGATGTGCACCCCTTAAAAACACTTTTAGATACTCAGTGTGGTGAGTTTCTGCGCTACACCTA